ATAAATTAATCGATCCAGAAATTTTTAATGATGTTTATAATGATCGTTGGATAAAAGAATATGCTACTGCATTAATTAAACGTCAATGGGGAGAGAATCTTCGTAAATTCCAAGGGATAACTCTTCCGGGTGGTATCAATTTAAATGGTGATAATATCTATCAAGATGCTCTTCAACAAATAAAACAACTCGAAGCGGAAATGCAAGATAAGTACGAACTCCCGTGCGAGCTAATGATGGGGTAAATTAATTTTTAAAAAAATGTAGGTCGCGGAACCAGCATTCCCACCTACTCTAAATCCAAAACTTTAATATAGGAGATTCAGCTATGAATATTTATACCATATATAAAGCAAAAAATGTAATTAACGGAAAAGTCTACATTGGTTTTACCCAAAACTTTGATAAAAGGAAAAAAGACCATATAAAAAATGTCACAGAAAAACTAAATAATAAACATTTTTCTGCATTTTATGAAGCAATTAGAAAATATGGAATTAATAATTTTTCGTGGGAAGTTCTATATCAATCTAAATATAGAGAACATACAAAAAATGTAATGGAAAATTATTTCATCCTCGAATATAAATCATATTGTGGGTTTATAGATTGCAAGGGTTACAATTTAACTCTGGGCGGTGAAGGATCACATGGAAGAAAATGTGGGCGCTCGACCAAAAATAAAATAAGAAAAAAAGCTCTCGAAAGATTTAAAGATGAAAAATTTAAATCCAAACATTCCGAAATAATGAAACAATGGTACGAAAACCTAACCGAAGAACAGAAAGAAGAAACTTCCAAAAAAATTTCCGAATCATTAATAGGAAACCAATATGCTTTAGGAATGACTTATTCGCACACAGAAGAAGCAAAAGAAAAAATCTCAAAAAGTAGATTAGGGAAAAAACCTTCAAAAGAAACTGTGGAAAAACAAAAACAATCCAGAACAGGGAAAGGAATGGGAGAAAGAAATTCTATGGCCGATCCAGAAAATCGAAAAAAAGTTTCCGAATCCAAAATAGGAAGAAAAAAATACATAAATATTGAATTAAACAAATTTAAATATTGTTTTCCGGGAACAGAGCCGGAAGGATATAAATTAATATCGGACATATAAAATAATGGCTACTTCAGCATTTTTTAATAATTACAAATCCAAGCCAGAACAAAATCTTGTTGAGGATTTAATTCACGAAGCAGTCAAAATCATGGGATTTGATTGTTATTATTTACCAAATTCAAATGACCAAGCAAGGGATTTAGTATTCTCAGATGATCCTCTTAAAAAATTTGAGGCAGCATATCCTCTAGAAGTCTATCTTTCAAATTCTGTAGATCCTGGAATGTCCGGAGAATTTTTTTCCAAATTTGGCTTAGAAATTAAAAACTCTATAAGAATTCAAATGCCAAGAAGAGCATTTGCTAAAAGAGTTCCTCAAGATAAATTTCAAAGACCAAGAGAAGGAGATTTAGTTTATATTCCATTTTTATCGGGAACCGGAGAACTTTATGAAATTAAATTTGTAAACGATGCTACGGATTTCTTTACTCTGGGTAGATCTTCTCCATATTATTGGGAACTTGAATTAGAACTATTCAAATATTCAAACGATGAAATCAATACTGGTATCGAAGATATTGATATCATAAATGAAATGGATGCATATTCTATAGAATATATAGTTTCCTCCGGAACTGGTAATTATACAATCAATGAGATTGCTTTTCAAGGAGCTAATGTTTTATCATCCACGGCAAAAGGAACAGTACACGGTTGGAATTATCCAGCAAATACTTTAACGCTTACAAATATTTCTGGAGTATTTTCTAATACAGAAACTATTATAGGAAACTCTAGTAATGCTAGATACATATTACAAACATACGATCCTTTGAATTATTCGCAAAAAGAAAATTCTTGGGATAATAAAGTAATAGAAACTCAGGTAGATAATTTTATTGATACCTCTGAATCTAATCCATTTGGAGGATTATTTTGACAACATTAAGTAATTATTATAAAACTATTAGAAAAATTAATATTGCATTTGCTTCATTATTTAATAATATCGTTTTAATAAGACAAAATCCTAATAATACAGAAAATCAAAGATTTATTGTTCCCATAGAATATGGTGATGGCGAAAAATATGTAAAACGTTTAAGAGGAGATCCGGAATTACAGAAAAAAATTCAGATAGCACTTCCTAGAATGTCGTATGAAATGGTAGGATTTAATTATGATGCTTCTAGAAAATTAAATACTAATAACAAAAATTTTGCTTCTAGTCCGTCTGGTGGAGCAAATGCTCTTTCAATGTATAATCCAGTACCGTATGATTTTGGATTTTCATTGACAATTTATACTAGAAATGTCGAAGACGGAAATCAAATAATCGAACAAATAATTCCTTATTTTACTCCGGATTACTCAATGAAATTAAATCTTGTTCCGGAAATGGGAATATCCAAATCAGTTCCGATTGTTCTTAACGATGTTCAACAAATAATAGAATCTGATGGAGACTTCAATTCAGAAGTAAGAACAGTAATTTGGTCATTAAAATTTACAGTAAAAGCATTTATATTCGGTGCAATAAAAGATACTAAACTAATCGCAAATACAACTTTAAATATTTCAACCTCTACAGGAGTTTCTTCAAATTTCGATGGAGAAGGAGTTTGTTGTACAGGAGAAATCTCGAAATCATATACTGTACTTCCTAATGGATATGGAGATTATGGTAATAAAGAATTAGTATATCAAGGACAATCTTTGGATTATGCCTACGCGACAGGTAAAGTTCAATTGTGGGATGCAAACGCAAATACTATAATTATATCGGATGTTTGTGGTGATTTTAAATTAAATCAACCTATAATCGGTTCCGAAACACTATCTATACATATCCCAATTGCTCCATCGGTAAATACTGTAATAGCAATGAGAATAACAACAACCGCAGATCCCACAAACGCCAACGCAAATTCTTATTGGACAGCAAATACGATAGTAACAGAATACCCAAATACATAATACTATGACAAGTAAATTTGAAAAAAATATGGAAGAGTTCTTCGATGTAACTCCTGTAGAACCGTCTAATCTTCCCAAAAAAACATACGATTCAATTCCGCACGAAACTCTAGAATTAGATCTGAAAAAAGATTATGAAATTGCTAGAGAAAATATGCATGAATTGATAGAAAAAAGTAAAGATGCAATTGATGATATTCTAGCTATAGCAAGAGAATCGGAAAAAGGACGAGATTTTGAAGTTGCTGCTGGGCTATTAAAAAATACCATCGAAGCAAACGAAAGAATGATTGATCTCCACAAAAAAGTGAGAGAAATATCAAACTACAAACAAAAAGGTTCTTCTGATGGTCAAACAACAATCAAGAATGCACTATTTGTCGGTTCTACTTCGGAGCTATCGAAACTAGTAAAACAAATGAACGAAGATAATATTAAAGAGATAAATTAATATGACGGATTTGAGTGATAGCTACCGAGCGAATCCACTCTTAAAAAGATGTAATGTTCAATTAGAATATACTCAGGAGCAACTAGAGGAATATTTAAAATGTTCCCAAGATCCGATATATTTTATAGAAAATTACATGAAAATCATTCACGTTGATAGGGGTGTGATCCCTTTCAAGTTATATGATTTCCAAAGAGAGATGATCAAGACTATTTACGATAATCGTCGCGTTGTAGGCAGAATTGGTCGCCAATCTGGTAAAAGTCAAACTACTATAGGTTATGTTTTATGGTCATCTCTATTTAAAGATACACAAAATATTGTTATCCTTGCTAATAAAGGGTCATTGGCTAGGGATCTTCTTGATAGGTATCAAAGATCATACGAAAATCTGCCCATGTTCTTGCAACAAGGGGTAGTAGTGTGGAATAAAGGTAATATTGAATTAGAAAACGGATCGAAAGTAACCGCCGCCGCAACATCTTCATCAGCAGTGCGAGGCGGAAGTTATACCCATGTCATACTTGACGAATTCGCCCACGTTCATAATAATCTAGCCGAAGAATTCTTTACATCGGTATATCCAGTTATTTCTTCCGGCGAAAAAACAAAGATCACTATCATTAGTACTCCTAATGGTATGAATCTATTCTATAAAATCTTTACCGATGCAAAATCTGGAAAAAATGATTATTCATGTATCGACGTTCACTGGACTCAAGTTCCGGGAAGAGATGAGAAGTGGAAAGAAGAATTTATAAGAAATACTTCAGAAAGACAATTCGCACAAGAAATTGAATGTTCGTTCCTCGGTTCAACCAATACATTAATCTCTGGAGAAAAATTAGCTTGTCTTCCGTACAAAGAACCTATTGGCGAATATTCCAATATGACAATATACGAGCAACCTGTAAAAGAAACAATTGATGATTATACAGGAAAACCCATATCTGGAGATCATTTATATGCAATTACTGTAGATGTCTCGGAAGGAAAGAATTTAGACTATTCTGCATTTTCTGTGTTTGATATTTCAGCAATTCCATATAAACAAGTAGCAGTATATAGAAACAATAATATTTCTCCTATGGTATTACCAGCTATTGTCAAAGCATGTGCGGATTATTACAACACTGCACACGTTTTGGTGGAAATCAATAATAATCCACAAGTAGCAGACATATTACAAGAAGATTTGGGATATGAAAATGTTTTTAGGGTATCGTCGGGGAATAAAAAAGCTCAAACAATTTCATTAAGATCCGGTAAAACATTCTCTGGATTGAAGATGAGTCCTTTGGTTAAAAGAGTAGGATGTTCATCATTAAAAACATTAATAGAAAATGATAAACTAATCATTAATGATTTTGAAACTATTTCTGAACTAACTACATTTGTAGTAGATGGTCCAACATACAGAGCAGAAGAAGGTTGTAATGATGACATAGCAATGACTTTAGTAATATTTGCTTGGTTAGCTTCACAAAAATTATTTAAAGAAATTGTATCACATGATATTAAAAGACAATTACAAATAGAACATTTTGAAGAATTTGATGACGATGAAATGTTACCTGTAATTGGTCCAACAAATGGAATGCAATTAGATTTCTATCAGGAAGATGGCACTTTGTGGGTTAATGCTAATCTGGGTACTAAAAATGATGATATCTATAAAGAACTTTTTGATAATTTCTTTAGAGGTTAATTTAATCTAACTTTAGTCATCGAGGGTGAATTTTGGGTGCAACTTACCCTACACGGGCAAGTTGCAATTTTGAAACGTCATCGTATGGAGCCATTTCGGTTTGCATTTCAAGTAGAAGAACCTTATTACAGGTATACAAGGGGGGTTAGCTGTCTCCTTTTACCTTCGTCTTAACTAGCTGTAAGAAATTGGTAGCACTTGAAACTACATCCAATTCTTTAATGGTTATCGTCGTATAGAGCCATTATCCGCCGTGAGCTTTGAACTATTGGGTTGACCATCAGCGCAAGAACAACTTTATATGTTGCTTGATGATGTGCTATCTATAGCAATTGTCTGTGTTTATTTATACGTCTTAAAATTCCAACTAATCTTTGGTGAAAAAGTGTGATTTACTAAATAATTTATAATAAAACATATTTTTTATTAAAGGAGATTATATATGAGCATAATTAATCAACTAAGCCCTGGAATTGCTGTCAACGAAATTGACTTAACCACTATCGTACCTAGTGTAGCAACCTCCGTTGGAGCTTATGTAGGACAATTCAACTGGGGTCCATGTGACGATCCTTCATTGATTTCTGACGAAAATCAATTAATAGAAGTTTTTGGAAAACCAGTATCAACAATAGAAAATTCTTTTTCTGCTGTTTCTTTCTTTTCTTGCGCGAACTTCTTATCTTATACCAACGCATTGTATGTAGTAAGAACTGTTGACGCAAATACCGCAAACAATGCTACTGCAAATGTTAGCAGAACTTTGCTATGCAAAAACCAAGATACATTCGAATCTACGTACTTCTACGCTAATAATACAAATTCTTTTGGTCCATTTGCTGCTAGATATCCAGGAACACTAGGAAATTCTTTAACAGTTTCCATTTGTGCAAAAAATTCCGATTTTACAGATTGGAATTATTCCCGTTATTTCGACAATGCTCCAGGAACTTCTCAATATATCATTGAAAAGACTGGTAACTACGTTGCCAATGACGAATTACATATTGTTGTTATCGACTCTGCTGGTGGATTTACCGGAAAAGCAAATACAATTATTGAGAAGTTTGCATTTCTATCAAAATCATTTGATGCTGTTGATATTAATGGTAGAAGTTCTTATTACAAAGAATATCTAAAACAAAATTCTCAGTATATCTATGCAATGGACCCAGTAGATTTTTCGAATACTTCTACAACATGGGGCAAATTGTCTTCGGATCTTACTATGGGATCTGGATTCTACTCTCCATCAAACTATACTGTTACTTTAACTGGTGGTGCTAATGGTTCTACTCCTTCTGACGGAGCATTAGAATTAAACTGGGATAGATTCAAAGATAAGGATAGATACGAAATTTCTCTTGCATTCGTTGGTTCTTCTAGTGTCGGAGTTGCTCAACATGTTCTAGATGAAATTGTTCTAGGACCAGAATCCGAATCTCCAACTGTTGGTAGAAAGGATTTGATGTTATTCGTTTCTCCAAGATTCTCGGATGTTGTGAATAAACCGAATCAAGAAGTCGAAAGAATCGTAACAGATAATGACAGCTTCCTAAACACTCTATCAAGATCCAGTTCATATATGGTTTCTGACTCCGGTTGGAAATATCAATATGATCGTTACAACAACGTTTATCGTTGGGTTCCTTTGAATGCTGACATTGCTGGTCTGTGTGCTTATACTGACTCTGTTGCCGATCCTTGGTTCTCTCCAGGCGGTTTCAATCGTGGCAAGATTAAAAATGTTGTTAAATTAGCTTGGTCGCCAAATCTGACAGAAAGAGATGCACTATACAAAAATGGTGTTAATCCTGTTATCTTCATGAAGGGCGAAGGTGTTGTTCTACTAGGTGACAAGACCATGCAAGCAAAGCCTTCAGCATTTGATAGAATCAATGTTCGTAGACTATTCATTACTCTAGAAAAAGCTATCTCCAGATCTGCAAGATATAGCCTATTCGAATTCAATGATGCGTTTACCAGAGCACAGTTCGTTGCTATGATTGAACCATATCTAAGAACTGTTAAAGGTCGTCGTGGTATTATTGACTTCAAAGTTATTTGTGATGAAACAAATAATACCCCAGATGTAATTGACAGAAATGCTTTTGTTGGTGATATCTACATCAAACCAGCAAGATCAATTAACTTTATTCAGCTAAATTTTGTAGCCGTAAGAAGTGGCGTAGAATTCTCCACAGTAATTGGACAGTTCTAATATAATTATATGATCATAAAAGGGAGCTTCGGCTCCCTTTTTTTCTATAAAAAACTTGAATTTGCATTTTTTATAAATACTAAATAAATAATATACCTATCTTTAAAGGAGATGAACAATGGCGTTTAATATTAATAATTTCATTTCAGAAATGCAAAGAGATGGTCTAAGACCAAATCTTTTTGAAATATTCTTTGACCAAGTTGGAACTGGTCTAAAAATGCCTATTAGAGCAAAGGCTTCTGCAATTCCTGCTTCTAGCATCGGGGTTGCTCCAGCATTTTATTTTGGTCGTCAAGCCAAATTCGCCGGTAATAGAGTTTTTGGAGATTGGACTATTAGTGTTCTATTAGACGAAGATGATCTAACTTTTGATGGTCCAAGAGCTTTTTTAGAAAGATGGTCTGATCAATTGAATAGACACGTACAAAACGTAAGAAGTGTTACATATGTTTCTCCAGCCGTTTATCAAATGGATGGAAAAGTTATTCAATATGGAAAAGACGGTTCTATCAAAGCACAATATCAAATGATTAAGTGTTTTCCGGTTGATATCGGTGCTATTCCAGTAGATTGGGGCGATAATGACAGAATTGCAGAATTTTCTGTTACTTTTGCGATGAACTGGTGGCAGCATATAGAAACCACTGATTTTATCTAATATTTGTATTTTTTTGTTATGTAATTAGAGGTATTCATGGCTGATAAAAATAGTTTTTCTTTATTTGGATTTAAAATTCGAAGAAAATCCGAAGAGGAAGTAGATAATAAAACCTTTGTCCAACCACCTGACGATGATGGTTCTCTTACTATATCTTCTTCGGCATTCTTTGGTTCTGCATCTATAGATGTCGAAGGCGTTGCTAAAAACGAAATTGAACTTATCACTCGTTATAGAGAGATGAGTATGCAACCCGAAATTGAAGCTGCCATCGAAGATGTTGTTAACGAAGCTATCGTTAATGATGACGATGGTAAAAGCATTAAATTAGTAACAGACGATTTAAAGCAATCAGACAAAATCAAAAAAGCCATTTATGACGAATTCGATAACGTCCAGAGACTACTAAACTATAGTAATATGTCTTCTGATATATTCAGAAGATATTATGTCGATGGACGTTTATTTTATCAAATTATTATTGATGTTAATAATCCCCAAAAGGGAATTCTCGAATTACGATATATCGACCCAAGAAGAATTAAAAAAGTTAGGCAAATCAAAAAAGTAAAAGACCCGCAAACTGGTGTCGATCTAATTGATAAAGTGGAAGAATACTACGTCTATAATGACAAGGTAACACAAAGTCTAACTACTCTTGGAGTAAAAATAGCAACAGATTCAATAATTTACGTCACTTCGGGATTAATGGACCCTAGAAGATCGATGGTATTGAGTTATTTACATAAAGCAATTAAACCATTAAACCAATTACGAATGATTGAAGATGCTTCAGTCATTTACAAAATTTCTAGAGCACCACAAAGAAGAGTGTTCTATATTGATGTTGGTAATTTACCTAAACAAAAAGCCGAACAATATGTTCGTGATATCATGACCAAATATAAAAATAAATTGGTATATGATGCGAACACCGGCGAAGTTAGAGATGATAGAAGACATCTTTCCATGTTGGAAGATTTTTGGCTACCTCGTCGTTCTGATGGGGGAAAAGGCACGGAAATTACCACCCTTCAATCGACAGACAATTTCAATGATATGGCAATGGTGGAATATTTCCAGCAAAAACTATATAAATCATTGAATGTTCCTGTTACAAGACTAGATCCGGGTCAAGCAGTATCCATTGGACGTTCAATGGAAATTACTAGAGATGAATTAAAATTCTCTAAATTTGTTGATAAACTAAGGAAGAAATTCTCTGATATTTTCTATCAAGCTATGAGAGTGCAGTTAGTTCTAAAAGGAATTTGCACAGAAGAAGAATGGGAACAATTTAAACAAGACATTTATTTCGATTTTACGGTTGATAATAATTTCGTAGAATTGAAAGAATCCGAATTAATGACCGAAAGGTTAAATATTCTAGCTACAGTAGATCCTTTTGTTGGTAAATATTATTCTAAGAAATGGATTAGAGAAAATATTCTTCGTTTGAACGAAGAAGAAATGAAGTTGATGGACGAGGAAATTGCAGAAGAAAGAATCACCGACTTTACACAGCAATCCGAAGATCAAGAAAAGCAAATTACTCTTCAGGCGCAAGCTGCGGAACTTACTAATAAGTTAATGCCACAACCAGATCAACAAATAGATGCTGGAGCAGAGCAAGAACAATCGCAACAACCACAACAATCGACATCAAGAAATAATAATCCGTATAATATACAACAGTAATAAATAACTAATAATTAATAACTAATATTAAGAGGAATCTTAAATGGAAGAAAACATTAAAAACGCTATTGAATATGCTTCGTCCGATAATATTGCTGATATGCAAGCATCAATTACAGCGGCCATTCAATCTAAAATTGTTGATGCTCTAGAATCAAAAAGAATTGAAGTTGCTCAATCATTCATGAATACTAATGAATCTTTGGAAGAAGCCAGAAAATCTAAACAACATCCATTAGAAGGCCACGAATATCACAGTAAATCTGATGATCAACTAAGATTTATCATGAAAGATGCTGGCGAAGCTGCAAAAGCCATGAGAACACATGGTACAATTTCTGGAGACAAAGCAGAAGCAAAATATTTAGATCAAGTAAATGATGCTTCTGGTGTTTTATATTGGAGAAAAAACAATGGTACTCCTGATTGGTATATGCAAAGATATTTAAAAAAATCTGCTAATGAATCTTTGGAAGAAGCCACTTTCAAATTTACAGGATATGCTTCTAATAGTCCGCATGATGACCGAAGTAATAGACACGATTTTGAAGTTAAAGCAAAAACTACAAAACATGCCAATGATAAAGCTATTAAAATAATGCATACAAAATTTCCAGACCACACATATCATGGTGTAAAAATTGCATCCGAAAAATCTGCTAATGAATCTTTAGAAGAAAAACTTATAGGAAAACAGCGTAAACTGGATAAAAATAAAAACGGAAGATTAGATTCTCAAGATTTTAAAATGATTAGAAAAGAATCTGAAGAATTGGAAGAAAAATTATCAGTTTCTGATGGCGTTTCTGCTTGGATTAAAGATTTTGTCCATTCTGACGATTCCAGATTTGAAGGAAAATCTAAAGAAGAAAGAAGACAAATGGCTCTTGGTGCATATTATGCCGCAAAGAAGAAAGCTACTAATGAAGAAGTAGAAGAATAATAAATGAAAAAGAAAACTTTTAGAGAACCTCCTGTAAATCTAGTTCTGAGAAGAACTGCTATTCAGACCTTTCCGGGAGGTCAAAAAGTTGCTTTGTATTTTTGCGAACAGTTAAAAAAGTATTTTTCTTTAAATTACGAGAAGAATGGCCTAGAACTAATGGAATGCGATTTTTCTATCATAGAACAGTTAAAATCCATAGAAGAAGTAGAACCATTATATTTTCATGATGGTTCTACATTGAATATTAACGAAGAATGTTCAAAGTCTATTCTAGAATTATATGAATCCATTTCCGATGGTAAGGTAGAATTTGAAGAATATATACTTGAATCAGAAACTAACTTTTTACAGATGTTAAAATATTCTGTAGATAAATTTAATAAGGAAACATAAATGAGCGTTTCACGAGTAAGATACATTAAACAATTTTTTCCAGTAAATTCATTTACTTATACTAATAATGTCATCACTATAACAGCCAATAATCACGGATTATTTACAGGAGCAGAAGTCACATTAACATCTGGTGCAAGTTATGATGCGTATACAGCAACTGCAACAGTAACATCCTCAAATACATTTACAGTTCAATGCAATAAACATATGCAAGGAATTGATAATTATTGTATTAATGGATTTTTATCCGGACAAACTGGAACAAAGCCAGAACATACTTTACCAAGAGCAACCGGAACCGATACTATTGTACAATCTTATGTAAATGGTACTGGCGGTGCTTCATATAAAGTTGATGTTTCCTTGGATGGAAATCATTGGATTGCTTCGAATACTGTAACTCATGGATCAGATTCTGGCAATACTACATATATCACACTAAAACCAGGCTGGGCTTATATGAGAGCTAATGTTACTGCTATTGGTGCAAATACCAACTTGGTAATAATGACCGGAGAATAATATGTCTTTGGTGACTTCTGAACAATGTTGGAAAAAATATGGAAACCCATTTAAAGAGTCTAATATGACTCTTTGGGTCGTTCCAAATTATTTACACGTAGGAGTTATCCCAAAAAAGATTTATTGTAATAAAGATATGATAATTCCTTTAACAAATGCATTTGAAAATATATTACATAGAGGACTAACAGACCAACTCAAAACATGGGATGGTTGTTTTAATATTAGATCAAAACGTGGGGCGAAATCAATGTCTCTCCATTCTTGGGGAATTGCTATTGATATCAATGCTGCATGGAATAGATTTGGAAAACCCCCAACCATGTCTCCGGAATTAGTAAAATGTTTTACAGATGCGGGATTTGCATGGGGTGGTTATTGGAAAAAACCAGATGGTATGCATTTTCAATTAGCAACGATTTAAGGTAATTTAAAAATGTCCGAAAAAATAAAAAATTTAATAAATTGTTTGGTAGAAAATGATATAGATCGGGCTAATATCATATTAGAAGATATTATTAAAGAAAAAATATGTTTAAAATTACAAGAAAAAAGAATTGATATATCTTCTTCTATGTTGACGAGTAATAGACCAACAATTATGAAATTTTCACAAGCTCATAATATATTGACTGGTATTGGTTATAGATTTGCTAGACAAAATAAGACAAGTCATAAAGTATATAAAAAACCAGGACATGAAGATATAGTTCTTTCTCCACATGGAAAAGATGTTTCTCCATTTTCTACAAGAGATGTATATTCTGCATGGAGAAAACATGCTTCTATCAAAGAACAAAACGAGCCATACAAACCATCATTGCTTGTTAGATCTACTTTATCTCACATTAGAAAAGAAAAAGTTAAGGAACACGAACCAAATTTATATAAAAAACAATTAAAAAAATTGGATTCTGATTCAATATAAAACAATTTCAAATTAAAGAGGAATATAAATGAAATTACTAAGAGAAGATATAGAAGATTTTGAAGTTTTGACAGAATCTACTGCTTCTGGAAAAAAGAATTATTATATCCAAGGTCCATTTATGGAATGGGGAGTTGCTAACAGAAACAATAGAATCTATCAAGAAAACGTAATGTTTCCAGCGGTAGAGAAATATATTGAAGATTATGTAGATCGTAATAGAGCGGTTGGTACATTGGGCCACGAAGATAGTCCAAGAATTTCCGAAGGCAAGATTTCTCACATCATCACAGAACTTAGATTGGAAAGAAAAGGTTCCGATAAAGGAGATGTTTATGGTAAAGCGAAAATTTTAGAAACCGCCGCAGGAAAAGAACTACAAGCTCTAATCGAGGGAGGAGTTTCTTTTGGTTGTTCTTCTAGAGCATTAGGTTCTATTAAAGAAGGAGAGAATGGTATTAAAGTTGTACAAGGAGACTTTACAATTTCTTGTGTAGATGCAGTTCTACAACCATCAGGATTGTCCTGTTGGGTTGATGGCATTATGGAAGATGCCGAGTGGATGTTTGTCGATGGCAAAGGTTGGGTACAACAGTACAGAGAAGAAGCGAAGCAAACATTGAAGAAAGTAAAATCAAAAGATATTGAAGCAGTAGCTTTAAAGATTTTTGAAAACTATATGAATAGATTGTAAAAAAATCCATTCTTATAAATAACTTATATAATATATTTAAGCATATTTAAGGAGATTATAAATGTCTAAATTAAATTTATCTGAAGCTGCTGCAAAGATTCTAGAAGGTGATGCTTCTGCTAATCTTGCTGCCAGCAAAAAGGCTGCTCCATCTGCATCTTTCGGAGATGGATATAAGCCAAGCGTAACTGCTCCACAGCAGTCTACAAAAGATATTGGTAGAAATGGTTATTCAACTGATGACAGTGCTCTAGATCCTACTAATGGAGTTCCTACAGCAACTGCTCCGGGTAAAACCCCACCAGTTGGTTCCGAACCAATGAAGAAGTTATCAACTCAACCAGGCGAAAAGGCTGGTCGTTCTGATCTAGCTAAGTCCCCAGAAATCGAACCAGAAACTTCTAAATCCGCCGAAAAGGGCGAACGTACTAAGGCCACTCTAGCTTCCGTCAAGAAGCAAGGCAATCCTAAAGCTGTTGCAGCTTGCGAAGGAGAAGAAGAAGAAGAGTACGAAGAAGAGGAAGAATTGGAAGAAGCTACCATTGAAGAAGTTATGGAAGACTTAGAAAATATGGAAGATGAATCTTTCATGGAAAAATATGGTTGCGATAAAGACGAAGCAGTAAGAATCATGGAAGGCGACAGTTGCGATTCCTATGACGATGAAGACGAAGACGAAGAAGAAAATAAGAAAGCAAAAAAAGCAAAGAAAGACGAAATGAAAATGAAGGTTAAAGAAGACGTTGATGCCATGCTTTCTGGCGAAAACCTTTCTGAAGAATTCAAAGAAAAGGCTTCTATGATCTTCGAAGCGGCTGTTGAAGCTCGTGTTGAAGAAATCGCTTCTGAACTAGAAGAAAAGTATATTGCTGAGTTTGAAGAAACTCTAGAAGTAGTTAAGGAAGATTTTGCATCTAAGCTAGATTCTTACCTAGACTACGTTGTTGAAAATTGGATGGCTGAAAATGAATTAGCTATCGAAAAAGGACTTCGTTCTGAGATCGTAGAAGATTTCATCGGAGCATTAAAGAATGTGTTCGTAGAACATTATATTGATATTCCAGAAGATAAAGTTGATATCGTTGAACAACTAGCTGATCGCGTTGAAGAGCTAGAAGATCAAATCAATGAACAACATCTAAAGAATATTGATCTAAAGAAGTCTCTATCCGAACACAGAAAAGAAGAAGTAGTTCATCTAGCATGTGAAGGTCTAACACTATCTCAAGCTGAGAAAGTTAGAGCACTAGCTAAGAATGTTGAGTTCGTTTCTGAAGAAGATTTTTCAGAAAAATTAGTTTCTATCAAGGAAAGCTATTTCCCAACAGAAATCAGAACAGCATCTACAGATTCTTTAAACGACATGATTGAAATCGATGAAGACAATACGACTAAAGTAGTCGATCCCTTAATCGAATCTTATGTTAACAAGATTACTAGACTCGCTAAATTTTAATTTTTTATAAATATTAAATAATATTTTATTAAGGAGAAACCTACAATGTATTTAAACGAAGAAGAAGTTGTAAACAAGTGGAGTCCAATTCTGGAACATCCAGAACTAGACCCAATTAAAGACCCCTACAAGAAGGCAGTCACAGCTATGGTTCTTGAGAACCAACAAAAAGCTATGGATGCTGAACGTCAGGCCATTAACGAAACCGCACCAACTAACGTTGCTGGTGGAATCCAAAACTTCGATCCTATTCTAATCAGTCTAGTTCGTCGTTCGCTTCCTAACCTAATTGCGTATGATGTTGCTGGTGTACAGCCAATGACTGGTCCTACTGGACTAATCTTTGCTCTACGTTCACGTTATACTTCACAAAACAATAACGAAGCATTCTACAACGAAGCTAATACCATTTTCTCTGGTATTATCGGTCGTGGTTACGATTCTGACACTTCCAATAACCCAGTTGCTAATATCGCTAATACCGATATCTTTACTTCTGGTAAAGGAATGTCTACTGCTACTGGTGAAGGTATTGAACCTGCAAACATGGCAGTTACAATCGACAAGGTTACTGTAACAGCTAACACTCGTGCGTTAAAGGCTGAATATTCAATCGAACTAGCACAAGACCTAAAAGCAATTCATGGTCTAGATGCAGAAACCGAACTAAGCAATATTCTTTCTACAGAAATTCTTGCTGAAATCAACCGTGAAGTTATCCGTACCATTTACCAAGTTGCAAAGCCTGGTGCTCAATGGGGTACTGTAACTCCTGGTGTGTTCGATCTAGATACCGACTCTAATGGTCGTTGGTCCGTTGAACGTTTCAAAGGTCTAATCTATCATATCGAAAGAGAAGCCAACGCAATTGCAAAAGAAACTCGTAGAGGGAAAGGTAATATCCTTATCGTTTCTTCTGACGTAGCTTCCGCTCTAGCTATGGCTGGTGTTCTACAATACACCCCAGCACTATCTGCTGATCTACAAGTTGACGATACTGGTAACACCTATGCTGGTATGCTACATGGTCGTATTAAGGTCTATATCGATCCTTACTTCGGCGGTATGTCTGCTGGTACTGAACTAGTTACAGTTGGTTATAAGGGTACTTCCCCTTATGATGCTGGTCTATTCTACTGCCCATACGTTCCTCTACAAATGGTTCGTGCAGTTGATCCAGCTACTTTCCAACCTAAGATTGGCTTCAAGACTCGTTACGGAATGGTTGCAAACCCATTTGCGGAAGGTCTAGATGTTGGTCAAGGTAGACTAACTGCTCGTAAGAACGTTTATTACAGAATCTTTGCCGTTCGCAATATTATGT